GTACCAGATGTTTGTCGGATCACCTAAATATTTATTGGTATTTTTCGGACTGTATCTACCTGAATAAGCCATAGATTTATTTAGACCTCTCGGAACAATTAATGTCAACACCATTAAGCATCACTAGTGTATCTAGAAGTTTAGATCCAAACGAGGCAAAGGGACCACTTGCTGCCCTTGCTAAAAATTCATTCTCTACCACCGATTTACGCTATCCGATTAATCTTGGAACTAATAATTTTGAGGGATTGCATTACATAACCTTCTATGTAAACGTGCAAGAAAAATCCAAATATAACGTTTCGCAAAGAACAGAAATAGGTCCTGTTGCGAATCAAAATCGTGCCAATGATGCCTCAGCAGGATTCGCTCAGATTTCATCTGGTAATTCTATTATCAGCGACAGTAAAATGGGGCAACTCTTTGCCGAAGGCACAGGCGGTATGTTCGGTGCCGCTATCGGTGGTGCTGTGGGAAGTATTGCTGGTGAGTTGGGTGGTCCAGTCGCAGGAGTGGGTGGTGCAGTTATCGGTGGTGCAGTTGGCGGACTTATTGGTTCTTCAATTGTAAGTGCTATCGATCTTTCTCGTAAGACTAAACGAATTAAGTCTACGATTTCAATGTATATGCCAGATACGATAAACCAACAAATCGTTCACGAGTATGGTGAAGTTTCTATGACTGACGCTCTCGGAATGGTTGGTGCCATTGGTCAAGGTGCGGCTGGCGTTGGATCTTCTATTGAAGGTTATTTTAGCGATACATTTGGCTCTGGTGCAAAAGCAGATCTAAAGGGTGCTGGAGCAGGTTCAATGGCTGAACTTGCAGGAACATTAGCTGAAAAGTCTGGAGCGTTTGGTGGTGGAATTAAAGAGGCACTTTTATTCTCAGCAGGTTTGGCGTTAAATCCTCAAGTAGAAGTTCTCTATCAAAAAACAGGTCATCGTGAGTTTCTATTTGATTTTAAGATGTCACCAAGAAGCCAAGCCGAAGCCGATGCAATTCGCAAAATTATCAAAGAATTTAAGTTTCACTCAGCACCAGAATTATTAAAAGGTGCTTCTGGACGCTTCTTTGTTCCACCTGCTGAGTTTGATATTAAGTTTTTCTATAATGGAAAAGAAAATCTAAACATTCATAAAATTTCCTCGTGTGTTTTAGTTGGTATTGATGTAAACTATGCTGCAGCAGGACAATGGACTACGTTCGACGACGGTATGCCTGTTGACATTGCAATGCAATTAAGATTTAAAGAACTCGAACTTATGCACAAGGGTCGCATTGAGGAAGGTTATTAATGGCTGCTCTAGGTTATTTCAATTATTTTCCGAAAATAAGTTACACGTTTGACAAGAACTCGATCAATCAGCAAGCCGTTACAAACATCTTTGCTCGTTCGACGTTTTTAAAAGAAGTATCAAATAACTCATCTGTGTATTTTGAGTATCAGGTTCAAGATTCTGATTCACCTGAGATTATCGCACATAAAATTTATGGCGACTCATACAGATCATGGCTTGTATTGTTATTCAATAAACTAATCAATCCTTCTTATGATTTTCCTCTTAAAACAGAAGTTTTAGATGAGTATATTCAAAACAAATACGATCAGACTTTGATCGCCGCGCAAACACAAATACATCATTACGAACAAGAGGTGACAACAACCATCACATTTAATGGCGTGCAGTTTTATCAAACAGTCACAACTTCTATCATCTCGGACAAAGAATACAATTTTGTGACTGGAACTTTGGTTGATAGAACAGTTCCATCAATTGCTGATACATCATTAGTTGTAAGCACAGAGCAAAAGACACTAGAGAATAATCAAGTTGCAACCATCGTAACAAGAAATAAGGCAGTATCAAATTATCAGTATGAAATTAATGAAAATGAAAAACGTCGTAAAATTAAACTTCTTGACCCTGCGTATGTCGCTCAGGTCGAGCAAGAATTTAAGCAGTTGATGAGCAATGGCTGAAGACGTTGGTATAACTAATTCTAAGAATTTTGATGTAAAGATCCTGGATTTGATAAATTCGGGAGGTCAGGTTGTTGACTTAAGAAAGATATTCATGGAAATTCAATTATTCCAGGACATCTATTCTCCTGTAATGACAGGAACTATTCTACTTCAAGACGGTCATGACATCTTTAATAATTTTTATTTTTGCGGAAACGAGTATTTAAAACTTTCTATTGATAAACCATCGCTCGGAAAACCTATTCAAAAAATCTTTAGAGTATATAAAACTGGTGGAAGAAAACCAGGCTCTGACTCAGGGCAAATTTTTACGCTTTATTTTTGCTCAGAAGAACTCGTGTTCTCAAATCAAAAACGTGTGAGTAAGGCATATAAAAGTCAAAAGACTGTCGACATTATTAAAGACATTCTTAAGAATGAATTAAAAGTCGATGATTCTAAGATTGGAAAATTAGAAGGCACTTCTGGTGTATATGATTTAGTCGTTCCAGGAATGACTCCGATTGAAGTTATACAGTGGGCAGCATCACGCTCCTACGACGCAAGTAAGAAATTTTGTTATTTCTTTTATGAAGACCGCGATGCATTTCAGTTTAAATCATATAACACATTAATTAAGCAAAAGCCACTTAAAACGTTAAAATACGAAATTAAGACTGTAGAGCAAGATCCTGCAAATAATAAAGATTCAATTGATAAATTTGAGATTAGAGGTGAATTTGATACTCTAAAGATGATGTCTCATGGTGGTTATGCCTCTAAGTTATTATCCGTTGATATCTTTAATCAGTCCTTCAAGTATAATAATTATTCAATAGAAATTGCAGAAGCACAGGGTAATCTTCTGAATAAATTTAAACCAATTAACGGACTTAAAAATCTAGACAAAGTCCCTATAACACAAACTTATGATTCTTTATTCTTAACAAATATTGCAATAAATGATACCGCATCAGAAAAAGAAAGCGATCGCGATAAGTGGATGATGAATCGTGCATTACACATGATGGCAATGCACAATACAAAAATTAACATTATTATTCCTGGTGATATTTTCTTAAGAGCAGGTGACGTTGTCAAGTATGAGTTTCCCAAATTTGAAGGTGCTGATAAATCTGGAAAAACATTAGATGAATATCGCACTGGCAATTATCTTGTTTCTGCCATTTGCCATAAATTCTCTGGTGCTGATAAGGGAGATTTTGAGAGTATTGTGGAACTCGTTTCCGATTCATTCTCAAAACAGATTCCTGCAGCAAAAGAGGGTCTTGAAAAAGTGACGAGTAAATATACATGAAAGCGCGCAAAAATTTTATAGGTCTTGAGGGGTTCGTTTGGTGGGTTGGTGTTGTTGAAGACCGCCAAGATCCAGAACAACTCGGTCGTGTTCGTGTTCGCTGTTTTGGTTGGCACACTGAAGATAAGAAAAAGATTCCAACAAATGTTCTTCCTTGGGCGCATCCAGTTGTCCCAGTAAATCATCCTGCTGTATACACTCCAAAAGAGGGTGATATGGTTTTCGGTTTCTTCATGGATGGCAACTCTGCGCAGAATCCAGTCATTATGGGTGTTCTGCCAGGAAAGCCGCAGCAAAAGCCAAGATATGAAGATGGATTTAACGATCCAAGAAAAAGTTTTGGTGATGCGCCAAAGAGACCAGATGATAATGCTGAGGCATATCCAAAGTCAAAGTATCTCAAAGAAGCAACGACAAATCGCCTTTCTCGCGGAAAGGCAGACAGTACAATTATTGCTACACGAAAAAAGAATCTAAAGAAAAGTATAAAGTCTGCAGGTGGAGTAACTTGGTCAGAACCAGCTCCAGCATTTGCACCAAAGTATCCTTACAACTATGCACTTGAGACTGAATCAGGTCATGCCTTTGAATTAGATGATACTCCAGGAAAAGAGCGCGTTCATTTGGCTCATCGAAATGGATCGTACTTCGAAGTCGATAAAGACGGAAATAAAGTCGAGCGCGTACAAAAAGACAATTATGAAGTGATCATGGGCGATGATTTTATCTACGTCAAAGGTAAGGCAGTCATTACAGTCGAAGGTAATTTTAATCTTAAGACCGCAACTGTAAACATAGAAGCAGCTGCAATTAATATGGCTGCAGACGGAGCAATCAAAATTAAGGGAAGCTCGGTCAATATTGAATCAACAGGTTCCATGGACCTAAAAGCAGGTGGGGCTGGCAAATTTACTGCTGGTGGACGTCTTGATCTCAAGGGAGCAACAGCTGGTCTTGGTGGCGCAACAGTCGACATTCCTGCGGCAAAGGTCAATCTGCAAAGTGGTTCTGTTGGGTCTGCATCTGGAGCAGGAATCACTGGTGGCGGCACACAGGCTGCGGCAGGTGAAGCAGCTGCAAATTCAGCTGCGCAAAGTGCGGCAACTCAAGCGGCGGCAACAGCTGCAGGAAGTAATGCAGTTTCAACTCTTGGTTCTACCTTTACTGCTGCAGCAAATGCGGCAACAGGTGCCGTTTCTTCGGCAGTGAGTGCAGTGACTTCCGCTGTAGGTGCAGCAACATCAGGTGGTGCTCTTGGTGGCACTTTAGGAAGTGCACTCGGAAAAACAGTAAGTGGTTTGACTTCTTCTATTTCTGGCGTTGTTGGGGATCTAAAGGGTACACTCGACTCAACGATCAAAGATCTTGCCTCATCACTACCGATTGGTGAAATTGCAGCGAAGGTCGCTGGCGCTGAATCGTCAATTAATAACTCTCGCGGAGATATTTTATCCCTTGTTGGTGCATCTAAATCTGAAATTCTCGGAAAGATCGATACGATTGCACAAGGCGCATTTTCGAAGAATATAGACTTTAATGTTGACTCTGATATTCAAAAAGAAATCGATAAAACTAAAAATAATGGTCTCGTTCAAATCGTAACAGTCACGGCTAAGAAACTTTATCCTAAAACTGAAACGGTAAATATTGCTGTGACCTCAGCAAATACGGGAGGATAAAATGGGATTCGTAACCAAAGCAGAAGCATATATTATTTCAGAACTCAAATCTACGGTTATGGATCGTCTCCACATGGGTGGTTCGTTCTTACAGCAAACATCAACCACAACAATCGGTGGAATTCCTGTTGCAATTAAGGCTGGTGGTCTTGGCGCCATAGGTGGTCAACTTGGAGGAATAATCTCTCAGGTTCAGGCTGCAGCTGGAGCGATCACCACTCTTACACAAAATCCTATGTCTGCATTAGAAGGTGCTCTTGGGTCTCAGATCTCAGGTGTAACAAGTCAAATTTCTGCTGTCACATCGAAACTTACAGGTGGTCAATTAAGCAGTTTAACGAACGGAATCACTGGAATACAGAATGCATTGACCGAGTTTCAGTCTCATACTCAATTACTATCAGGACAGGCTAGTTCTATTTCCGACGCTATTCCTGATTTTAACAAAATTAAAGATGCAGGAAACACTCTAAAGGGTCTTACTGGAGAAGATGCTGCAGATTTTATTTCAAACACTGCTTCGGCTCTGTTTTCGGACACTAAACTATCAAATATCACTAACTCACTGCAATACGTTGTAAATGATAAGTTGGCTCGAATCTCTAGACTCGATTCTGTGGCTAATTCGGCTGAAATTTCTAGTCTTGTTTCCGATTGCCAACTCCTTATAAATAATCATGCAAATACAATGAACGCTGTTGTTGACTCTGATACACATGCATTCAATGAAGCGAGCAATACCTTAACTGCTGCAACGACGGTGGTGGGTGTGGCTTCTCAATTTTCAGACACAAGTAGCGTTGGGTATGCACTTTTTAATAGAATCGGGACGAGCAGCGCGAAAAGCGCATTCAGTTCAGCAATTTCGGCGACAGAAACCTGAGTAAAAAATGGCATTAGCATCTAGAACATTTAGCGATATCGATATGGATTTTATGCCAAATCCAATTACTGAGGATATCTTGAAGAAAACGAACGAAAGCGCAATCGCTCAATCGATCGGTAATCTTCTTCAGACGGCACATTATGAAAGACTATTTCGTCCAGAGATTGGATGTAATTTGAAGAAATATTTGTTTGAACCAATTGACAATATTACTACGAATAACATAACTGAAGAAATTATCAGAACAATTACAAATTATGAGCCTCGTGTTCAATTGCTTGACGTTGTTGTAATTCCTGATTATGATAAGAATGGATATGATGTTTCTGTTAAATTTATAGTTAGAAACGACCCACAACCTATAACAATCACATTCTTCCTAGAACGAGTAAGATAACATGGCAAATATTGACGCAAAACTTCAAGTTGCTGAACTAGACTTCGATACAATCAAAACAAATTTGAAGGAGTTTATGCAGGCTCAGACCGAGTTTAGCGATTACAATTTCGAAGGTTCTGGTTTATCTACGCTTCTAGATGTTCTTGCATATAACACGCATTACATGGGCTACTATTTAAATATGGTATCTAATGAAATGTTTATCGATACTGCACTTACTCGTGGTGCAGTGGTATCGCACGCAAAACTTCTTGGTTACACGCCACGTTCTCGCGTCTCTTCAAAAGCAGCGATCGATCTAACTATCACACCAGTTGCAAACGATTCAAATAGTTCTATTGTAATCCCTCGTTTTACAAGATTTGTTTCTGAAACGAAGGACGGAATTAATTATATTTTTGTGACCCCTTCTGCTCGTATTGTTTCTAAAAATACAACAACTGGCTTGTTTAATGTAGAAAATCTAGAGATTAAAGAAGGTCAGCCAGTTACATTTACATACACTTATACATCCGATACAAATCCTAAACAAGTATTTGAACTTCAAGATGTTGGAATTGATACTTCAACTTTAGTAGTTGCAGTTCAAAAGTCAGCTCAAAACGCAAACTTAGAAACTTACATTCTAGCCGAAGATGCGACTGATGTTGATGAGAATGCACTCGTATATTATCTCGAAGAAAATAAAAATGGAAGATACCAAATTTATTTTGGTGATGGAGTAATTGGAAAACAATTACAAGATGGAAATATCGTTATCGTT